TCGTTAAAGGTTCGTATTGAATATAGATCTTAATACTCCTCTTGCTCCAGTATTTACTGCTTGCTGTGCAGATGCAATAATATTCTTTCCTATATCCAAAGGCTTATTCATGTAAATACTTCCAACCAATCTTGCTGTACGTCTAGCATCAACGTCATTCATATCAACTCCAGCCATTAATGCTAAATAGTCTAATTGAGCAGTATTATTTATGATTCCTTGTGCTTTAGAAATAAACATTGTTGAGTATAAATCTTTAATATCAACGCTCAGATCAACGGAAATTGGCATTCCCAAACCATTCCATTTATCCTCTGACGCTTTATTGATAGAAATGTTACTGATTATACCTGCATCGCACGCAAACATCGATTTATACGTTGCTCTTACGATAAATGGGGAAGAATATGATGTGGCACTGTTATTCATCTGATGAGGTGCTGCAGCAGTTACCCATAATAAAATCGGAATATAAATATTCATAAAGATTGAATATGGGTCGGGATCTGGAGATCTTAATTTCATTGTGATGGAATAAGATCTTGAGAAGTTGGAAGAATCCCAAACTTCTGGGAATACCATCTTACCGCCAGAAGCAATAGTTGTAAACTCATTCTGAAGTTTGTTTACCAATCCTCTTCCAGCAATAACACTACCAAACCCTTCTAGTATATTACTACCAGCATCAGAAACACCATTAATGATATTCTCTCCAACATCTTTAAATGCAGAAGCTAATCCACCAATATCATGAGTTCCTAATAAGAATTGTGCTTGTCTTGCCACCTGAGAAGGTTGGTCCACCAAACCCTCAAGGATAGATTGAGTGGTTCCGTTACTGAAAGATTCACTAACAGAAGTTTCTGCTTCAACAAAGAATGGGATAGAATACATAGCTCCCATCATCTGTTTAAAATTGCTATCGATAAGATCTTCTAATCTTAAATTACCAAGAGTAGCTCCAGGCTTTCCGTAAATAGGTCTCTTATCTATTCCCATTAAAGTAGCTAATGCTCTTGCAGCAGTACAGAAATATTGACCATATTCTACCATATCCGGAACGAATGAATAGAATCTTCCACTCTTAAAATCATCTTCATCAATTACTCCATCATTATCCCCTCCAAGGGTTCTAAGCAATGTTCCAGCAACTCTAGCTTTCTTCTTAGAACTAGAACCACCTAAGAATTCTGGAGATCCAACACTTAAGAATAGCAATGGTGCATTAGCTAAAATCTTTTCAGAGTATTTACGACCTACTTCCACATTTCCACTATCATCTTCATTTCTAATATTGGGATCTACTGTAGTACTAAATTGATATGGGCAACCAAAAATACCATTCAATGATTCTCCAAAGTTCTTAAAAACTTGTCCTGCAGTATTATCGGCAATACCAGAAAACTTATTCCAATCATCGGACTTACCATCTATATAGAAATCCGATTCATCTTCTCCATATTCTAATCCTAATCTTGCAAGTTTCTTTCTTACAATAGCATTACTCTTTTTAAAGTCTTCTGCTGCTAATCGTTCCGCATCGGTTTGATTAGCATTTTCCGCACCTTCCGCCATGACAGGACTACCAGATTCTGCAGCTTTCTTTTTTTTGTAATCTTCTATAGCTTGTGGGTCTGGTTGTTGAATATATTTCTTTGTCTCCAATGTGAGAAGAGATGGTTGATCGGATCCTAATAACGCACTATAATTACCAGCCTGTGTCTTTTTCTTTTCCAACTCTTTTAATTGATTTTTTAATGTCTCTTCTGGAGTTGGTTTAGAATTATTTGGTGTCAATGGTCTAAAATCAGGACCAGATAAGTTATTATTATTTGGAATTCCCGGATAATCTATAAAACTATTTGACGAATTGCTCATATTATCTCCTCATATGTATAATTAATGTAAAGTTTTCTTAAATACAGAAAAAGTGGTATATGGCGTTACCCATATACCACACATTCTTTTAGATAGCTTTAGAAAGACTATCAAGTTTACTCATCATAGTAATCAATTCATTATTCATATCTGCGATTTGTGCTTCGTTATCAGTATTACCAAGATTCATATTACTAATAACCTGAAGACAAGATTTGAGGATAGATACAACACTTGGGAGAACTCTATTGTTCGTAGTGTTCTGAGCAATTGTTGTAAGAAGTTCTATAATACGATCAACTGTTGGATTTCCTAATGTAGCATTTTGATCCACAAGTTTTACAATATTATTAGAAATTTCTTCTGCTCCACCGGTTCCTCTACCATAATACTTATTACCATATTTCTTAGTAAAATCGTAAATTGGAACTCCAGATCCTGATGCAATTGCAGTATTTGCATTTATTCCTCCTATCCCGGAAGATGGTGCAAGAGTAGTATCAGGAATCTTAGAAGCTTCAACAGTTTGTTTGATAGATCCTTTACCATCCTTAGAAATAGCCCAGAACTGTTTAGCCTGACTAAGAGCACGTTGAGCATCCCATTTCTTAACGGATCTCTCTCTACTTGATGGGTCATTTACTCTGATGGTTCCATCTTGATCTATTCCGGAGAATACAACGAAGTGACCACCCTTTGTAAAATCTCCAGGTCTCATAGAACCGATTACGGGTATATTAGAAGCAAGTTTAGCTTTTGTAACTTCTATACCTTTTTGACCACCGTCATACTGCTCTGCCGTTAAGCCATTTGATTTGGCAATATTTGCAAAGTATCCCCATGCAGTTCCTTGGTTTTTGGTTCTGAATCCATGGTCCAATGAATACTGTACAGTATCTACAGGTGTTACATTTGTACCATAAGACTTCATTACCATTGCCATGGAAGTTGGTCCGCAACCAGAGCTTGCTATAGTACCAGGACCATAACCTTTCTTTCCCCAGTTAGGATCTCCTTGGTTATAGTATGGGAAGTTATTGATTATATCTCCAGCACCACTTTCTCCAGTACTATTTCCAGCATTATTAGAAAATGATGTAGTATTACTTGCAACGTTGTTGTCAGTATTGGTAAATCCGAATCGTGGTTTGAAGATTCCTTTTAAGAATCCACCAATCTTACCAAATATAGACTGTTGCTTTGGAGCTTCAGGATCTGTAGAATTTGATTTTCCAGTAACAGCCTTATTCAATGCAACCGATAATGCATCTTTCAAGAAGTCTAAAGTAAATCCCTTAAACTGATATCCTTGTTGTTGAGCGGGAGCTTGAGCAGTTCCTCCTGTTCCCGGTGCACCACCTGAAGAGTTTCCATCAGACACAACTCCGCTCGGTACTAATGTTGGAGCAAGAGGCTGTTCATTGAATGTTTTCAAGTAATTTAACTCATCTTGGAAACGCTTTCTAATGCCAGCTTTTACCTCATCGCTAGAAGATTGGAAGTTGGATTTAACATGATCAATCTTATATTTATAGATTAGATCAAGTGCGGCATTTTTATCCATATTCATGTTCAATCCAGGCTGTGAGAATGGATTTTTCAACATCGGACCACCGCCATAATGAACAGAAGATGACCAGAATGCCTCCTGTGTTCCTCTAGAGAACTTATCCGGATTGAATCCTGGATTTTGTTTAATCAACTCATTCAGATTATTTGTATAGTGTCCAAGCTCTATAGAATATTCATTTTTAAAGAACTGAGCAGGATCCATATCAACAGCTTTTATCCATGCATCTTTGAATGGTTGATTATCTCCAGGTGTTACTCCTGGGAATTTATCAGCATAGTATCGATTCCAGAATGTTCTAAGATTATATGTATCCTTCTTCGATGGGAATTGGTAAGTTCCGAAGGATACTCCTCCAGCATCACCCTTTCCACTAGAAATCATCTTCGAACCTTTGCTTCCGGATTCATATTTCTTTACATATTTTCCTACGTAATCTCCATCTGCTCCGGATGCTCCACCGGTCATAACACCAAGCTTTGCATTATTAAGAACGTCTTTTCTGTAGAGTGCTGTTCTGTTTAATTCTGGGTCGTCTATATATACGTTTCCCTTAGAGTCTGTTCCTCTAGCTACGACATAGTGAGGATTTGGACCGAATGGGCTATTGGACTTAGATCTATTACTACGATCTTGTCCAAGAAGTATTGTAGGACTACCAGAACGTACTGCGTTTCTGATACTATTAGAATTGCTGGTATAAGATGTGCTAATACCATTAGATCCTAAAATATCTTGGAAGTAACTTGCTCGAGTTCCAGATACACCAGAAGCTCCAGCAACATAACCATTCTTTTCTGCGAAATTCAATGTATCTTCAAATCCCGCATTCTTACCATAAGATCTTAATACTGTAGCCGCTACAGCAGGACCGCATCCATTTGCCGCAACAGTAGATTTACCAAAAGATCTATTTCTAAATCTTGGATCATACTGAGACACATGAGATCCGGAACCTGTCTGACTTGTATCTACAGTAGAAGTATCTGTAGTAGTTGTAGATGCTGAAGATACACTATCTACAGTTTGAGTAGAGCTACTTCCAGAATCTCCAGAAATCCATCCCTTAATCTTTCCTACAAGATCGAAGTCTTCAACTTTCTTTACAATCCATCTGAAACCTTTGATTGCTGTAAACATAGGAGCAGTCATAACTCTCAAGATACTCTTATTCATATTAATGATAATATCAACAAGACTTGTACGACCTTTCACTAAATCATCAGCAACGGTTAATGGGGTTTTTGTAGAAGTAACTTTAGCTTCTCCCTTATATTCAGGATCTGTTTCTTTCCAAAGATCTTTAAGCATATTGATTGGGTTGTTTGTCATAAACTTCTTTGGATCTCCGACAAACTTACCAAATCTACTAAAAGCATCGCCAACAGGTTTAAGGAATATATTGTTTACCTGCTTAGAGATAAAGTCTTGTACATTAACGATTCCATCTTTGATATTAGATGCAGTTTTTCCGACAAAGTTTCCAACAGCAGTTGCACCATTAACTAGTCCATTTCCTACAAAAGATGCACCTTTACCAAGAAGCGTAGCACCACCAACAACTCCCTTACCAATAAGCTTAGCACCACCAACGACAGCTTTACCAAGCATTCTTCCATTAGCAGCAGTGAACTCATTATTTGCTTTTATAAGCTTTCCAGCAATATCAACGGCTCCACCTATTCCCTTACCAATAAGCTTAGCTCCACCAACGACAGCTTTACCAGCAATCTTAAGACCAGCTTTTGCAGCACCAGCAATTCTATCCTGGGTTGTGAATAAACCATATCTATTCTTAAGATATTCTTTAAGAGTATTATAAGCTTGCTCAGGATGTTCTTTGTTCCACTGTTGCCATTCAGCTTTAGCCATCTCTTGCTTCTGTCTAATACCAGAAACATCGATACCGAAAGCACCACCAATACTAAGTACAATATTGATTACAACTGGTACAGGAATAATTCCTAATGCTAATTCATTTACCGCAGCGATAATAGAAGATAAGAATCTTTCACCAAGAGTTGGCTTTTCTATCATACCAATATTGGCTTGAGCATCTTCCCATCCATTTTCTGCAGCAAGTAATACAAATGCAATGGTTAATACATTCTTAGCAGCAGCTTGAGCTAACTTTTGTCCACCTTTTTCAAGCATCTGAGCAAAGATTCCTTTGGTAGCTGTTTCAGTAGCTTCTTTTGCAGCAGTACCACCGAATTTTGCAGCCATCTTAGAGATAACTTTCTGCAAGAATTCGAACATCTTGCCCATTGCTCCGCCTTTTACAATGCTCTTATTAATAGCACCACCAGCAACTTTGGTTACTTTATTAGCAGCAGCGTTTACTAAAGAATGTCCACCCTTTATCATAAGATTAGTAGGAGCTTTCAATACAGAAGAACCGAACTTTATAGTTCTTCCAGTAAGGACTCTCTTTCCTAAAATCTTTAATGCACGAGTGGATGTAAAGTCTTCTTGATATTCTCCCTTATTGTACTTCTGTCTCTTATATCCAAGCAGAGTAGATTCAAGTTTATTAGCAGCTCCAGGAGCCCCCATAATCTTTTCACCAAGACTTTTACTAGGATCTAATAAACTAAGTAATGCCGTAACTCCAGCAATGCCTGTAGCAATAGCAGGAAGAATTCCTAAGAATCCTAAAGCAGTTGTTCCAAATCCTACAATCTTACTTAACGCAGTTTGTAGGAAGGATGGTTTCTTATTCTCATTATCCTTAGTATCAAATCCGAATAATGATTTCATTCCTTCAAAGAAAGAACCAGAAGTCATTTGAGCAAAGAAACCGTTTCTCAATGCTCTATCTTCTTCATTCTTCTTCTTAGTTTCAGAAGTTTCACTATCTCTAACATCTTCCTTCCAACCATCATTGGTCCATACATAAGTAATTGGACCATTTTCTGTTTCGGTAGTTTTTGTTTCTCCGAGATTGTGCGTTTCTCCATCAGCTTCAACTTCCTTACCATGGCTCTTACCAGTTACCGGAAGTTTTGGTGCTCCGTTCACTATAGGCTTATTAGAAGCATGACCAGTGGCAAGATCAATATCGATGGCAGCACCAGAAGTTCCAGCCATTACCCTTAAGGTATCCAGCATCTCTTTGGTGTTCTGTGCTGTCTCTTTTGTATTATCAGCAGTTTGTGCTTCTAATGGATTTTCTTCACGGAGAGTATCCATCTTAGCCTTATTTTCTTTAGCTTCTTTTATGGCTTTTGCAGCAGCTTCGTCTTCTAATTTCTTCTTATAGTTGAAATCGGCATTTACTGTTCTCTTAAGATTCTCTAAAGAATTCTTGTCATCGAATATACTTTCATCGATTCCAAGATGAGAAAACTTATCTAAGAATGCTTTACGATTATCTAAAACATTTTGCTTATCAGCTCTGAGAGAGTTTATATTCTTACCAAGCTTATCAGCTTCTCCAATTAAGAGCTTATAATTCTTTTCATCAATGAGACCATTATCATACAGCTTTCCTAACTTGGAAATCATTTTCTTATTGTCTAATGTCTCATTTTTGTTCATGTAGTTCAATAAAGAATTAAAAGCTTTCTTATTGTTTATACCGCCATCTTTAGCAGAACCATATACCATATTAGCATACTTCTGCTTAAGTCCAGTAATATCAGCATCAAAATCTCCTGTACCCTTAGCAACATTCATAAACTCCTGAATGTCTGCAGAAGATACATTATCATTTGCAGCAAATTCATCATACATGTTTCTAGATGTCTTTACTTTTGCCCATTTACCGAAACCAGTATTTCCAAGACCAAGTCCATCTACAAGTTTATTTCGAAGATAAGAATTACGAAGTCTTATACGTTCTTTAGCGTTAGCAGTAGAGAATCCATGACGAACATTAAAACGTCCAATCGCATCACCAACTCCACCAACAACGGCACCAGGTAATTGTCCAACCAGCCCCGCAGTACCTAGACCAAATTTTCCAACACCCTTTACAAGTCCTACTACTGGAGAAATGATACCATCAAACTTATGTGCCAAAGGAGCTACGATCTTTGTCATAATCCCCTTTTTGATAGTATTTCCTACAGTGTTGAAAATTCCAACAGTTAAATCCTTTAATGGATTAAATAGTCTTCCTAATGGATCAAGTACATTTTTCTTGAAATAGTTTGTAAGTTTACCAATACCATCATTAACAAACTTTGATAATGGTTGAATCACCCTATTCTCGAATACAGACTTTAATCCACCACGACGAATACCATCAGCTCCAACAGGACCGAGCATCGCATCTTTGAATCCTTCTGTTGTGCTAAGTAATTGTAAACCTGCCCCAAGAGCAAATCCACCATATACACCAACTCCAGGTAATAATGCAGCTCCTGCAATAGAACCAATGATACCAGGCTTTACGGTCTTAGGAAGTTTCTTCTTTAAGAATGTAGATACATCTCTATCAAAGAATCCACCGGTCATCTTTCCAGTACGCTTATCTTCTTTACCAAAAAGCATTTCCGATAATGTACTAGATTTACGAATTACATTGATACTTGCTCCTAATGCAGCACCACCAAGTAATCCCATACCACTACCAGTAAGACCAGCACCTACTAAAGCACCAGTTAATCCACCAGCTAATCCTTCAGGAAGATATTTCTTGAATTCTTTTGCTACCGGACTATTGGCTCCGGATCTAAGCTTCTTAAACCATTCGGCACTTCCAAAATGTGTATCAAGATATTCATTAGTCTTGTATAGTGCATTCTCTACAACAGCAGAAAGTGTATCGGCAGCAACTCCACCAAGATCTTTGAGATCAGAACCGATATTCTTGAATTCGTTCTTTAAATGTGGAACAAATTTCTTACCAGCGGTGTAAGTTATTTTAGCAGCTTTTCCTGTAACAGATTTTGGCTTCCAATCTTTTTTGTCTTTATCATCACCATTAACTGTACCACCATCACTGTATTTACCATACATCCTACTCTTTATCTCAGATAGGAAGTTGTCGATTACAGCACCTTCTTTAGAACTCTGAGATCCGGTAGAACCAAATCCTTTATAATAAGGATTCTGCTTAGAAGGAATAATTAACTCACCTTCAGATACAGCAGCAAGACCAGTCTTTTCTACCATACCACCTTGGTAGTTTTTACCGCTATCGTCAGATTTACCCCACTTACCAAATCTCTTAATAGTAGCGTTATATTTAGAAAGGGTTTCTTTCAGATTATGTATTCCGTCTCTTGTAACTTCTGTAAATGTATTCTTAAAAGCTCCGGGCAATCCTTCATCAACAAAAGACCTCTTAAATCTGTCAACAAAATCCTTATGATTCTCTTTCCATTTGTTGTAGAACTCTTTACCTTTTGCAACAGCTTTATCAAGCTTCTCCTTCATAAACTCTGTTATGAACTGCTTGAATTGTGTGGCAATACTCTGGATATTTTCGGACATGGTCTTAATAAATCCAGCTATACCAAATTTACGGACCCCATCCCCTTTATCTTCACTACCATAAATGAAAGATTCTACAGATTTTGTAAAAGCATCAGCAATTTTATTAGCACCGGTTCCATCATCGGGTTTAATGAACTTAAGAGCTCTACCGATGAAGGAGTTATCAAACTTCTCTTCTTCGGCTTTAGCTTTTGCCTCATCCTTATCTCTGATAGTTCTGGCACTAGCATCTTCTACAGAGTAATACTTAACTCTATTAGAGCCAAATTGGTTTGCGGAACTATTTGGAGTTTTTCTCTTGCTGTTATCAGGAACTTTGAATTCATTTCTGTAGCTAGCTTTAACTCCTACAGTTCTTCCACCATTCATCTCAAGATTATGAGCAATTCTCTTAAGATCAGAATAATAGTTCTGTAAGTAGAAGAAAACAGAATTTCCCTTATCGTCCAAAGAATTGAAAAGACCAGAACCATATTTTCCACCTCTTATAGTGGAAGATATTCCAGATCCGCTTACAATAGACTGATAAGATCCAAAATCTCCATCATTGTTAATATTAGATATAAACTTATTTCTAGCATTAACAGCTTCATCCATAGACTGTTGGAATCTCATCTTCAGACCAGGAGTATTGTTGATAGTCTTTATAATGAGATTGAAGTTTTCTTCATGAATCAATGGTTCAACACCATTATTTGTGGATCTTCCCAATACACCGAGCTTCTTCAAATATGTACGAAGTTCGCTGATATTCTTTGTATTCAGACCGGGTGTTGTTGCTATAATCTTCATAAGGTTATTATAGTCATTTGTAAGAGACTTCATAGCATTAGAAGATGTTCCTATATAACCATACTGGTCTGTAAGCTTCTCTCTAAACTCAGAAAAGAAACCGGATGCTGCGTTACCGATAACTTTCTTCTGGTTATCTTTGAAATTTTTGATGGATGTACTAATTTTCTCCCACTTACCAGTGCTATAATTAAACATCCTAGCTTCTTCACCAGTAATTGCAGAAAGGATTTGTGCTAATTGTGTAGGTATGACTTCTCGTAACGCTTTATCAGCCATACCATTCCAATCCATTCTTCCTTTATTATATTTACTTGGATCAAATTTCATTTTAGAAGCTGTGGGAAGGATTGCTCCGGTAACAGTTTTAAGTAACTCTCCTAAGAAACCATCATCATGAGCTTTTCCCCAGTTGTGTGCTTTATGTAATCCTGCAGAGAATATGGACGGTAGTCTTCCAACAATCTTATCCAGCCCTCTACCAAAAGATGATCTTCTAGCAATACCATTAGAAGCCATTGTGATCAATGCAGCAATGGGGGAGTTAAACATATCAGTTGCTTTCAACATCTTTGGATCTAAAAGATCTTTATCAAATAAAAGATCTGCAATGCTTCCGATTCCAGAATTTTCAAATCCTTCCTTCTTAAGAATATTCAAGATACTCTTTACATCAGGAAGCTTGTTTCCGCCAAAGACCTTATCCCAGTTAGTTTGATTTCTCTTTCCAAAACCGTTCTTCTTTGTATCACCATATCTATCTTGTAAGATAGTAGCAATAGTTTTAAGATAATCTGTTTGTTTCTTCAATTCATCCATAGAAGACAATTGGAATTTGTATGTATTCTGCATATGAGCATTGAGAGGTTTGCTAATATCATTATACATTGTCATCAGAGTATTGTTTACAGTCAATACAGATGCTGTCAAAGATTTAAACATCTTTGCATTATGGGTCATCATTGCCTGTGTATTTCTTCTGGCACTCTTTGTAAGTCTGATAGTAGAATTATTGCTACTATCTACTACAGCTCCAGCAACAGCAGCCATAGCTACAGAATTAGACTTGTCGGCATTTTTGGACGATGTTGGTTTAACATCGTCATCATCATCGTCATTTAACCAATCATCGTCATCATCGAATCCGAATGCTGCAGCAACATTCTTATTTGCTCTTTCAGGATTGTACCACTTTCCAGATTTAATATCCTCAAAAGCGTTACCAATTCCTTCAGTAACTAAAGGCTTATAATCATCAAAGAAACTCTTGATATCACTACCTTTTCCCTTGACTCCTTCGTATGCATCCTTTATTGTAGATGCAGAATCTTGTACATAACTAGTCAAAGTAGGATTCAATCCCTTTATAACTTGAACAGATATGAAGCCAACTGATTTGGCTACATTACTGGCATATTTTAGCATGTATATAACCTCTCTATTATATTATTATACCAATGTTCAAAAATGACAAAAGGATTGGAGAACGGATAATTCCGTTCTCCAGCAGCAGTGTATGAATTATTTCTTGTTCCAGTTAGGAATCTTGTTGGATGCTTTGATACCATCAAACTCAGGAGTCTTGATCTTGCTGTTAGCACTCTTTCCATCAGCCTTAGGAATATTAATCTCTCTTGACTTGATGTGCTTAACCTGAAGGATAACATTAGAATTCTCTCTTCCGCCGAGAGGAAGCTTACGACCAGTCTTCATGTAAGTTGTGATATACTCCTTAGAGAAGTCTACCATAACTTCAGCATCAGACTTAGTAAACTCATAGTTTCCTACCAGGTCTCTTGCTTCATTCTTATTGATATTTGCGGTAGAAGAAATAATGCTTGCACACATATTTCTCAAACTCTCAGAAGGATTATACTCCTCCTTTGTGGGATAAACTGTTACCTTATACTCGGTATCGTTCATCATGGCTCTCATAACTTCAACCTCATCCTTACTGGAAGAAGCTACTCTGTTCAATCCTGCGTTGATCTGCTTTAATAGGTTTTCTACGTTACTCATGTTCTTTTTCTCCTTTTTCTTGTTCATTAGATTCTTTATTTATAAATGCAATTGCATTTACTAACTTTTTCTTTCCATTATTCATAATGGAATCTGTCATCTCTTGTGGAGTATGAGTGGATAATATTTCAAATAATGTTAAAGTGTCCATAATTCATCCTTATAATGTATAGATTTACTACATTGTTTTAGTAGTAGTAAATTATTACATCGATAATTCGTACTTTGAAAACACTTATATAAACAAAACTTTATTTTTAATCAAAAAGGAGATTCGAAAATGGTATCATTGGATGATCTTAAAAATCTTATAATATATAAGAAGCAGTTCTATCTTCCTATTAATGAAAAGAATAAGAAGAAGAATTCTCTTATCATGTTATTGACACCAAACTACAAGTCTTCAGCAAATATGATGACTTTGCCATATACAAAGAACTTGAAATATTTTGAGTCTTATTATATGGAGAAGAATGTGTTCCTTTATACAAAGAGTACAAATGAACACGTTTGTGTAATACCGGAAGCAGATTATTCTGATGAGACAATAAGTATTACAGAAAGCTATGAAGATGGAAAGTATATGAATGCTCCGTATATAAATTATACAGGAGATTCAAGAAGTATATTTTCCATAAAGAAAGTACTGAATGTATCTGACGTTATAGATACTTTCAAATACTACGAATCCAAATTCCATGGATTAAATATAGTATGTGGAGATACTGCTGGTGTAAATGTAAATGATAATATATTATATTTACCTTCGATTCAGAAATATGGTTCTATGAACTATGATATCGGATACGAAACGTTTGTAAAGGTTATGCTTCATGAGTATATTATCAATACATTAAATCCAAAGGTCAATATAAACATATCTTTCCCAATAGCTATTGTAATGGCTGATGCTTATAGTGATATCGATATTGCCAAATATGATACGTTACAGGTTATTCAGAATATAAGAAATAACGATGGTGGATTCAGACCAACTTTGTATAGACTTGTGCAGGCTAATGACTATTACAAGTTTGTCTCTGTAATTATAAAGAATAGCAATTGTTTATCCAATGCTCATGAGGTCAAGTACTCTTATAGCAAATTTATGCCGAAGTTGAATTTCTTAAAAGAAGATAGTGTCGAACTTATCTCAGAAGATGATGAAGTTCAAAATACACCAATTACTTCTCTTGATGATTTGAAGAATGTGAAGACTCTTGATTCTAAGAATGATTTACGTTCTTTAAAGAGAAAGCTTAAACAACGTTCTGTATATAAGCTGAATAAGATTAAGAAGGATATTCGTAGAGGAAATGTCGGTACAGATAAAGAGGGTATGACTTCTTTAGAAAAACTTCAGCAAGGAAATATTGTTTCTAACACTGCTCCTGCAGCTCCCAGTGCTGGTTCTGCCCAACAAGAGTTTAGTGCGGATTATGTGCAATCTTTTGGGAATTCTTATAGATATAGAGATTGTATCTATCTTTTCGAAACTGATAATTACGATACCATCTTTAAAAAGGTATTGTATAAAAATAGGTTTAAGTCTAATAGAGAAGTATTAGATATCTATAAGAATATCAAAGCAAACTTACCATTTATCAAGTATACATTCTTAGATATTAACAGATATCAGGATCGTAACTTATTCTTCGACTTGTCTTACTATAATGAATCATTCTTCACCAATATCTCCATGCAGATGAAGATGAATACCGGAAAGTCTGTAAATGCAGTAAGGCCTTATAAAGCATACGCCGAATTCTTGAAGAGATTACTTAAGGATTCCCGTTTCAATTCTTATGGTAAGAAGACCATATTTATTCCTGTATTGGATTGGAGACATAATAACTCCACAAAGATGTGGATGTATAAGCAGGATATCAATCCAATATCATATATCTACGAATTAATTCGTTCAAAAGATATAGAAACATTGAAAGATGTATTTGGAGATAGTGATCTATTATTCTTAGGAGATCAGAACTACTTCAAGATGAATATATCTGAATTAGCTTCTATGGATTCTACAAAATTAAATAGAGTAACTATGACATTCTCTACATTAATCAAGAGAATTATCAACAATGCTCTAACCGATGTGGTAGATGATGATCCTGTAGATGATGATACACAAGACTCTAAGAAGGGTATTGCATTAAATATCATTAACAAGATCGAAGTTGCTAAGAATGTAGAGATAAATGACGTTTCGAAGATATCTGAAGGAGAACCAAAAAAGAAAGAAGCGGATAAACCTGCTCCTGTAGCAGCTGTAAACAAGCCTAATGCTCAGCCAACTAAATCTACATCAGATAATACAGAAAAGATAGTTACTATAAAAGATGCTGAAACCGAAAAGAATGATAAAGAGCTTGAGAAACTGAAGTCTGATATTGTAAAGAAGGTAGCAGATGCTTCTTCTAACGTTACAGATATGCAGTTTGCTATGGATAAATTGAATAACGATGAATTCAAGCAAATGATTGAAGATGTAGAATCTAAATCTGAAGATAATGTGGATAAAGAGAAGACTCAATCTTCTAAATATACACAAACTAATGATGAATTCTACAAGTCAAAGTTATCCAATAAATCCGTAGAAGATCTTTTGAAAGTTGACAATGTCAATACACAGATCGAGTCTACAAAATTGAATGTAGCATCTATCAACGATGATTGGAAGCATATGACTTTCATGAACTTCGATAAGAAATACGATCCTGATACAGATATCGTGAAGATGTTAGACTCTATGAAAAATTGGAAGTATCCGGTTTTTGTAGATAATATCGACGTTACAGATGTATCCAATTCTGAAGATGCTATATATACATGGAAGATAGCTTGTAAGGATTATAAAGGTCATAAGTTCAATATCGTGATAGATGTACCGAAGTTTATAAATGAAAACTTCTTGCTCTTAAGAGGAAATAAAAAGTCTATCATGATTCAGTCGGTATTGATTCCTTTAATCAAAACCGGAACTGATGAATGTCAAATTATTGGTGTTGGTGGTTATAATAAGATCTTCGTTAGAAAGTATGGAAACTTTATTGGAAAGAGTTTGCCATCTTCTAATAAACTTATGAAGAGTATTGAAAAATTCTCTAAAGTAAATGATAGTGTTGTTATCACTTATGGAGACAATACCAATATCTCTAAGAACTATGAACTTCCTTTGGATTATATTGATATCGGAACAAGATTTTCTTCTATCGATATTCCAAAAAAGAAAGTGCATATCATCTTCAACCAAGAAGAGTTAAGACGTGATACGGTATGTGATGATTCTAAGGGATTAGCTTTTGGATATATTGCAAATGGCAAAGAAAAAGAAACACTTTACTGGAACTACAATAAGGATGGTATCTTTAGTGTATATTTAGTAAAGCTTCTTATTAATTACCTCGGAAAAGATTATGAAGATTTTGTAGATTCTATTATCGTTTCCGGTGTTCGTTATAGTTACTCTCAGGCTTCTATTTTAAATACAAAGATGCCTGTCGTTTTAATCTGTTCTTATCTCGAAGGACTTATCAAGACTCTAAAGAAAGCTGGAGTTGAGTATGAGTTCTTACAAAAGGTATCTGGATCTGATATTAAGTATGGTATTGATAAAGACTATATCAAATTTAGTGATGGATATTTGGTATATAAGAACACTTATAGTTCATCTTTATTGATGAACGGTTTGAAAGACTGTGATACAGAAAGTTACTCTATCAAAGATATCAATAATAAAGCAATGTATATTGATTTCATTGATGAATTTGGTGGGGTATTAAAAGCAGATGGGTTGGAAAACTCTTATGATTGTATGCTCGATCCTATCACAAAAGAAATTCTCGAAGTTTACAAACTGCCTACAGATTATGTATCTGTATTGGTATATGCAAGTAATTTATTAGCCGATAATAAATTTACCTCTCATACAGACCAGTCAGTTCGGCGTTGGAGACGTAAGGAATTAATTGCTGGCTATTTTTATAAAGCTATCTCTACTGGGTATCAGACATATGCAAATAGTATGCGACACAACAGAAAAGGTGTAAAGCTTGAAGTAAAACAGTCTGCAATCATCGATATGCTTCTTTCTAAGGACCAATCCGTATCGGAGCTTTCTATCAACAACGTTATCAATGATATTGAATCTAGAAATACTGTTACCAATAAGGGACTTGTTGGTATGAATACAGATAGAGCGTATTCTGTAGATAAAAGAACTTATGATAGCAGTATGCTTAATGTATTAGGTATGGATACAGGATTCTCTGGTAACGTTGGTATCAATAGACAAGCTACAATGGATGCAAATATTGAAGGTAATAGAGGATTTATTAAATCTATCAATAGCAATACCGATAAATTCTCTACTGCTAAGACATTAACAGCAACAGAAGGTATTGTTCCTCTTGGTATTACTCATGATGATCCACAAAGATCATTGATGACTTATATCCAGACATCTAAGCATACTGTACGTTGTGAAAATAATGATCCTATGCTTATTACAAATGGTTCCGATGAAGCATTTGCATATATGGCTTCAGATATATTTGCATTTAAAGCTAAAGGCAAAGGTACAGTAACTGAATTGGTAAGAAATGGTAAACCATTTGGTCGTGGTGATTATATGATCATCACATACGATGATGGAAGATCAGATTTTATCAATTTGGAAGAAACTGTTGAGAAGAATTCAGATGGTGGTTACAATGTTCCATTACAATTGGTTCCATCCGAGAAATTGCAAGTGGGATCTAAAGTAAAAGAAAACGATGTTGTTGCTTATGATCCAAAGTCTTTTGCAAACAGTTTAGGAGAATCTGGAAATCTAGCTTTGACAAGTGGTACTCTTGCTAAGGTAGCACTGATAAATACCGATGAAGGATTCGAGGATTCTGCAGCAATTACAGAAGAATTTGGTGAAAAACTTGGCACTGCAGTTATTGTAGAAAAAGAAGTTGTGTTAGATAAAGGTTCTAATATCTTCATATATAAGAAGATTGGAGATGAAGTTATTGAAGGTGAAACATTGATGTCTTTCCAAGAAGACTTTGATGATGATGCTGTAAATAGATTGATGAAGAATCTATCTATGGATAAAGATAGTATTTCTGAATTAGGAAACAATAAGATTGCTTCCAAACATTCTGGAACTATCTGTGATATTAAAGTCTATAGAACGGTAGAGCTTGATCAATTATCTGAATCTTTAAGAACTTTTGTATCGAAGTATGAATCTGATTTAACCAAGACTAAGAAGATCTACAACAAGTATGGTATCGATAGTACTGGTTTACAGTCTGCTGGTAAGTCTGTAAATACTGGTAAGACTAAGAATGTAAAAGATGGTGTAAAGATTATCTTCTATATTAAGTATATCGATAACATGTCCGTTGGAGATAAGGTTACATTCTATTCTGCAAATAAAGGAATTGTAAAATATCTTATTCCTAAAGGACAAGAACCAACAAGTACATTCAGACCAACAGAACATATCGATACATTCAGTACTATCGGTAGTGTAAATGGTCGTATGACTTGTTCTATTCCTGTAGTAATAGGATTAAACAAACTAATGGTAGAACTGGATAGAGCTGTAAAGACTTTAGCTGGTATACCAATTGATGTATCTAAGATATAAATACAATGATAGAGGTATAGGAATAATTCCTATACCTCTTCTCTTTTCAAAAAATAAATAAGGTTAATATTTTTTTCAGTTAGTTATTATAACAGTGATTATTTTATTTTATAATGTTATAATTCTAGTTGACGAATCTGTTTATCAGCTAAGTGTAATCAAACCCATAAGATTACATAAACTTGAATTGAGTATATTGTAATCCTTGAGTATTATACACTCACTTGAGTATTATGATATTCCTTGAGTATGGTGTATTCCTTGTGATTATGAATAATAATAGAATATGAATATCAGATATGTAATACGTCAACATATCCATCTTCCAAATGGATAATAAAGGCGACGGGGATATATGTCTTTTTTTAAAAACTTTGCCCGGAACAATGAAAAATCATTGCTCCAGGGGCAATTTATTTTTTATCCAATATTTTGAAATTTGGAAAAATTACTATTATTTCTAGTAATATTTCTATAATCATTATAATAGATAATATTACTAGAGGGAGAGAAATACTTAAGAGGTTCGAGTATATTATTGATATATTCAGATTTGGTGATGAAGATATAATCTTCAACATTATCTCTAAGAGAATACAATTTATCAATAGGAATCACAAAGTAGATATTGTTAATATTCTTAATGATAAAGAAATCATGATTAGTATCAATATCATCAGTAGCAAACTTAAGTTGAGATAATTTGATATTGAAAGTATTCATCTTAGATTTAATCTGAATAGTATCATCATACATATGACAACAGATATCAGACATATGTCTATTATCAATTTCTTTTAATAAATTACCAACTCTAGAAATTAGTATAGAATTGACAATAGAAAGAAATTTCAAATAAGCATCACTATGAATATCAATGGTATAGATATCAGATTGAAAAGCATAGTGGAGCAGAGAATCAGTAAACTCAATTTGAACATTGGTTCTATCTTGGAAAGATAAAACCAAATATCCAGAAGTATTCTGATGTCTAGCCATCTTGTATTTAATATATCTTAGCTTATTGGTATTGATAACGAATAGATCATACTCAATGAGTTTAGATATACGAGTTACTTTACCAGTATTCAAAAAGAGAATAATATCTCTAAGAATACCTTTACATTTAATATGGGTAATTAGTTTTACCATACGGAAAGTTACCAATACCCAATTAATAAAAGCTTTCATTTTTATCCTCCTATAATGAAGCACTTCAATACACAAAAGAAATTAATCACTAATCCTATTGCATATACATTAGGAGCAAACTCATCAGGCATAGTCTTGGATACTATTCCCAAAAGAACTAAGATGTCAAAAAGCAATATTGCATAATGCAACACAATTAGTATATCCCCCATAGTATTAATCCTCCTAATTATTTTTATTATAACATTCGAGCATTGTATCAACTATTGTAAATACTACATATAACACGAATCTAACAATAAAAGCTGTTAGTAAGTAACATAAAGTTTCTTTTACACTTACATTATTAATCTGGCAAATGACAAGAACAATAGCTAATGTGCAAGATAATACTACATGGTTTACTTCTCTTAATGTGACATTGTTATTCATAATAATTCTCCTTTTATATAAAAAATTAATTAAAAGGGTAAGGTACAATTGTACCTTACCCTAGATTCTTAAATTACTGATTGGAATAGTGTGAAGATAGAACACGCAATTCCAGCAACACCAAATAGAAGGAAACCATATGTATCCATTCTACTGGATTTATTTCTCATACCTCCGCAATATGGAAGCATTCCTAAACAGGAAAGTCCCATACACAACTGAGACAAGCATCTTACCAATGGGATTGTGCTCAGTGTGAAGAAAATACTGAACAACAACGCCAACAGATAGAAAACTTGAAATGCCCTTTTTATTTTTTTAGCCATAGCCATAATACCCTCTTTTCTTTTTACTTATTAAATTCCACTTGTTACAAAAGACATGAACAAGAGGAAGATACCAATAATACAACTCAGACCAGCAAGAAGATGTAGTCCCTTCTTGATGTCAGCCTGTTCTTTTTCTGTCTTATTGGAGAAGTCTGTAGCTTCACTGTGCCAGTAAACCATGGCACCTGTGATAAATAATGCTACACCTCTGATAAGAGGCTCTTCCTGATAGCATACTCCGATTAATGCGGAGATGATCAAGATAATAGCCATAACCAACTTCTTAGCTCCGGAGATATTTCTCTTTGGAACGGTAGCAGTTTCCTTAACTTCAGCAGTTACATTTACATTGTTCTCATTGTTGTTAGTTGTGTTTGTCATTTTATTTCCTCCTAAATTGAAATTGATAATTTTGATAGTTTCATTATTACTGGTCGATATGTCTTCCATGATCATAGATATACATATCGCCATCCGTTTCATTTTTATGTGCCAGATACTTCCACATATCTGGACCAACTAGACCGGAAATCAATTTCCTAGACATTGCTAGGAACTCTTTTACCTCATTCATCTTAAGCCTCCTTTCTTTTTAAGATGTCTTTCTTGAAGAAGATCAAACCAATCAATCTGATCACTCCAATAGCTAGGATTGTATGTCCTACAACCCTAGCCTGTAAATCCCAACCATCTGCGAAGCCATCACAGAATGCTTTGCAAATTGGATGAGTTGTTTCCAAATTGTTGTACTTTGCCTTTGTTGTTTCGATAATGTTTTTCATACCTTTTACCTTTACCTTTCTAAACTTAGCATCCGAGAAAATATGCAAAATAATACACTGTACAGATGCTATTAACCTTATTATCACAGATATATTATATAAACATAAATTAAGAGAATTTAAATTTTAACAATTGTATAAATACCTAAAATGGAGGTATAAAAGAAGACATGTTATGATAAATCCAAATTCTTTAATAACCCTGGACAGTATCAAAGACAGTAACGGTGAAGTACTTCATATCGGCAATATGGGAGATGATTTCGAAGTAGAAGAATACGAATTGTCCAATCCAAAAGACTTTTCTACATATATTTCCGATATAAAGAAATGTGTCAGATCGTCTATAGAGTATAAGGCTCTTATTAAGAACTTGAAAGATTTTGGTATGATGAATCGTTCTGGTTTAAATCCAAATATATCTAATGATCTAAATGAATCTGGAAAAAAGGTTTCTATAGAAATACATCATACACCATTTACATTAGAAGATATTGCAAAGATAGTCTATGAGAAAAGACTTATTCAAAGGCAAGATCTTTCTATAGAAATGGTTGCAAAGGAAGTTATGATGTGCCATTATATGAACTTAGTAGGATTGTTTCCTTTAACAAAAACCGAACATGAATTGGTTCATAATGGTTATATATTCATTCCTGTCACCAATATATATGGTGACTACAGAATGTTTATGGAAATCTATTCTGAATATATAGACGATGATACTAAAGAAACTATAGAATCTATAGAAGAACTATCTAAAGATTTCGATATAGAAACGCAGAATAAGATTCTTTCCCAATCTAATATCTATATAGATCCAGCTTATCAAGTTCCAGCATTTGAAACCGTAAAAGATATTATGGTGCAAAGATTAGATACGATCAAGAACAATATGTACACTTTACCGATACTAAATAAAGAAGAATTTCCAAAATCTAATAAGCCGAGAGAGGCTATTATTTTTTGTGAAGAATAAAGGAGAAAACGTGAGTATAAGAGACACTATACGTCTTATAGATTACTACGATAATAATATTCCTCATATTCAGATAGAGAATACGAGATATATTTCGGAGAATGCTATAACGTCGTTTATGGAGACAAGTGGTGTTCAATCAAAAAGTCTTGTTATAAAAAGACTAAATGAAGAATACCATACAGATATGACTGTTGTTACAGAAAATTCTGATATTGGTATACTGGTATCATTATTAGAAGAACTAAACACAAGAGAAATCAATGATATTAATCACCTTGATCAGATTGTTGGTTTCATGTTTGATAAGATCATTGCTCTCATCAGTAGACAACCATTCAACAATGTTAATCAGATTGATATCCGTATTGATAAATGTAATAAGTTGATTGAAAGTTTGGAAGAAGAACTGGCTAAGATAGAAAAGATGTCCGATGAGGATGTTAGAAGATCCGGAACAAAGTTTATGGCTCTATACATCTCTAAGATTATCAGTACCACATTCTTTGATATTGCTAAACCTTTAGCAACTGCTGCTAAGTTTACTCCATACGGAATGTTTATGACTGGTACAAAATTTGCATACGATTTTACAGGACTTACTCTAAGTCTGGTAAACTATAAAGGATTCCTGAAAGCTAACTTAGCAAAGATAAAGTCTGTTAAATCTTCTTTGGAAACTGCTAAGAAGCTTTTTGAGAAAACCAAAAAACAAAAGAAAGATGATAAGGAGAAAAATAATAATGAGAGCAAAAAGTAAATATGACGCTTTATTAGAAGAGCTGTTTGATACAGAAGATAATGTTCAACCAAAAAAGGTACGTTATCAGAAGAACTTCGAAATCAAGAATGGTAATATTGAAGTTCTACATGATGAAGATGATAATGCCGATGGTGCTGAATTGGCAGTAGTTGGTGAAAAAGAACTCCAGAAGATCAAAGAAGAGTTCGGTTATCGTCATAACTATCTTCCGGATAGTAAGGTTGTATCATTCTACGATGCTGAAGGAAATGAAACTTTCCATACGCCTTCTCAGAATTTAGATACTATGGGATTCACCTTATCTGAAGCATACTTTGGAAAGAAAGTTACAGAAGAAGCATTTATGCAGTTCTGTATTGTAAGAGAAAAGTTTAAGAATGCAAAATATTCTCCAAAGATGGATCTTGATCCGGATGTGATCAAGTTCAATCGTGCCGTAGAGAAGACTTTCGGTTTCACAACATTCTCTTTATCAATTTCTCCAGATTTCTCTTTCAATGCTTATGCTATTCCAATCTACACTTATCTCAGCCCAGCAAATGCTCAGAAGGTAAAGTCTTCCCTTCTGGGAGGAAATGGAGGATTTAAGTTCTCTGATTATGGAAAGATCGTAGCATTGAGTACCATGAACTTAGGAGCTATTGATTCCAACCTTTCAAATGAAGAGTTATTTGCAGTAATGCTTCATGAGATTGGTCACATGTTCTTCGAAGCTGTTGTAGACCCAAATGGAATCTACAATTCCACATCTTATGTATCCAACGTTCTTTCAAAGGTAAATGGTAAGATTTATGAAATCATCTCTACAGGAAAGAAGAGCATTGACAACAACGAGATTATCAGAGACATTGATAATATCGTTGCACCATTTATTTCAAAGATTGTTGTTGGTCTTACCAATATTAAGAACGTTATTGCTAAGCCTTTACAGGGTGTATTTAGTTTATACAGAATGGTAAAGGGAAAAGTATTCAAAGAAGGCATGTTTGATAACATGAATGACAGAGGAAAAATCAGCTATACCAATGAGAAATTTGCGGATACTTTTGCAGCAATGTACGGATATGGTCCGGAGTTACATTCAGCATTGTTAAAAGCTTTTAAGAACTACGAAGAGAACAACGTTCCTAAGAAGTATGCTCAGCCAAAGGGCTTTATTGCTAAAGCATTATGCTTTGCTGATATCATGTATAATGACTATATGGCATTCCTTCTCAACCTTAAGGATGAACATCCGGATGGTCTTACAAGAATCAATGTTGGTATTCAGTATCTGTCTAAGGAAATCTCTAAGGACAACATTGATCCTAAGATGAAGAAGGAGCTGATCGACCAGCTTAACAATCTTAAGAAGCAGATTGAAGATTATATTGCTTTCAATAATACGGAAGGTGACACACTTTCTGTTACAAGAAGCTATTATATCTATCTGTATAAAAAGTTTGGTGGAGATAGAAGAGAAACCCAGACAGATAATGAAGCATTGTTCGATACTATTGATAAGATGCTTAACACTTTGAAGAACTCTAAATAATGGAAAAGAGGGAATAGTAAAATGGGATTGAATTTAAGCAATATATATAATGCACCAAAAGATATTTATGATGTTGGTTTAACGGAGTCTGTAAAGGGCTCCGTTTTCAACATGAATGATGTTGATGAAATGATTCTGGATTACAGAAATGCTGTAAAGGAATGCACTTATGACTTATCCCTTATAGCTATGCAGGAAGGTTTTAACCTTAAAGATGTTTTCGGAAAGGTTGTAGCATTCATTACCAACATCCTGAATTTAATCAGCAAGTTTATCAAGAATGCTATAAAGATTATTGGTAATCTTATCGGAAACTTTGTAAAGCTTCTTAGAGAAACTCTATCCAAGAATAAAGATATTATAAAGGATACTGCTAAACCAGAATCTGTTACATATCTTGGAGAACTTGAGAAGAGATTGAATGAGAAAAATGTAAGTGTAAAGATGTGTGATATTGATAATATTGCAAATCTTACAGAACTTCATGCCGGTCCTACGGTATTACCAACAGCAACAAATATTATTACTTACAACCTCATCTCTATGGAAGAGTTTACAGAGGCTATTGGTACAGCTTTAACAGCTTCTTTTAATAGAGATGATAGAAACCTAGATGCTTATGGAAATGAAGTATTTACAAATGCTGAAAATTTCTGTAAAACAGTTGATGCCGAATTAGCTAATGCTGCAGAAAAATGTATTGTTGAATTATTCGGCGATTATCATACAAAGGACATCATCAATCATCTTAACAGCAATGAGTCTAACCGTATGGTTAAATTTGTTGATGATTTCAACAAGGAAATGTTTGGACCTAAGATTTCCAAAGATGAGAAGCTTACTGTTGATCTGTATCTGAAGTGTAAAGAAATCATCAAGGGAGCTACCGCTATCGAAATGGTTATCACTTCTCTTGAGTCTGTTAATGTTCAATATAAAGGCGTTGGCGATAAGATTGATCTTATGATGTCTAAGCTTAACAGATTCTGGACAACTATGACTCAGCAGAATTTCCCGGAAGATCAGAGAATTCACATCATGATGACTCGTATCACCAATACATTCAGACAGCTTACCAATATGATGATGGATATTATTACCACTCATCAGAAGATGGTTCTGTATAAAGCCGACAGACTTAGAGAGGTTTATTCTAATACCGGTTCTTGCATGAATGTAATCAATAAGTGTCGTGAGGTTATGAAGGGATATAGAGGACCAATTGAAGAGAAGGTTAACTTCAGTGGAAAATCTGTAGATGCTCTTATGGAGAGTCGTCATAACGAAATCTTCAATCAGACTATCGACAAGTTATTCAATCTTGCAGAATCTGAGTATAGCGAGAAGAGATTCAACTTACTATTCGAACAATTGTTGTTGGAGGATGGTGAAGAGAATCAGAACAATAACAATGCCAACAACACCAGTAACGCTAATAGTGGTAATAATACTGCAAATAACGCTTCTGGCAACAAAAAGAAGACAATCTTTGAGATTATAAAGGGATTCTTCAAAAACGTGGCAGATATTTTCCGGAAGCTTTTTAAGGGCGAAAATTCACCGGTAGAGAGAGCACTTCATGGAGATCCAAAGGATGTTGCTGCTGGAAAAGATAAAACCGAAGTCTTCAAAAAGCTCGAACCAGTTGTTCAGTATAATGATGAGGTTGGTAAGATTACACTTACCGATGCTTACATTTACGATATGGAAAAGGTAAAACAGTTTGAGAATAAACTTGACATTCTCAATATGGACAAGATCTTCCCAACCAATACCAATGAGCTCTTCTCATCTGAATATCTTGGACGTTTCTCTGCTGATATAAATACTGCTATCAAAGAGGATGGTGCCGAAAATAAGATTGTTGCAAAGTATCTTCGTGATTTGGGACTAAAGGTTGAGAACGATAATGAAAAGATCAATATTGTTCAGGTTCTGAATGATAATCTTAGCCAAAAACGTATCGGTGAAACTCCTGAAAAATTAACTCCTGAAACGTTTACATTATGCAGGCTTGGATTTAAAGAGGTAATGGACGAAGGCAGCAAGCTTAAGAAATATGAAGAAATGATTCCTGCAGCATTGGATAAAGTTGCAAATGCAAACTTTGATAACTTTGATGCAAATAGTCTTGACTCTGGTACCCTTACTACTCTTAAGCAGATATTCGGAGATGATGACGATGCTGGAGAAGCTAAGCAGGAAGCTGTAAGTTATGAGACCTATAATGTGCTCAGATCATTAATGGAAGCTATTCAAGCTAACGATGCCGGTAAAGGCGAAGATGGTAATGGTGGTTCTGGCGGAAATAATGGAAATGGTTCTGCAAATACAAAGCTTGTAAATAAATATCTTAATGGCTTAAAGAGTATGGCTAAAGCTAAAATTAAGATAATGCAGGCTTATGTAAACTTTATGTGTGCATTAACAACACTATGCTATGGTGTATTCGAAGTTGCAGCAGAATCTGTATATACAGATGAATACAACAAGGCTATCGGTGGAAAAGCAAACAACAAGCCTGCTGACAATAATCCTGCAGATGCTAACCAGCAGAATAACAATCAGCAGCAAAATAACAACAACCAGAACAACGGAAATAAGTAAATCATTCGTGGAGTATAGCTTTTTGGGCTATACTCCATATTTATTTTTTATTTCACTTTTAATATTAATATAAAAACAACTTGTGAAAATATATTATAAATATGAAGAATGGAGTGTTTAGAGAATGAAGACCTTGAGAAAAAACAATATCTTCAATGACCAATCTATTTCTATCTTTACGGATGCATCTTTTAGAGCTTATAATAAATATAGTGGAGTAGGAACTGTTTGTTCTGGAGCTTGTGTATATAATAATGACGTACTAATCGATCAGCAATTTTATATTCAGAAGAATAAGACGGTACAACAGGGAGAACTATACGCTATCCTTATGGGTGTATCTATGGCATATAAGTATAGAAATTTTGGCACAATTAGATTATTTTCAGATTCTCAAACATCTATCTTTGCAATAAGAGATAGAATCTTTAAGTGGTTAAATTTACAGAAAAGATATGGTGGAATTTTAGATGAAGGAGGAGAAATTAAGAACGTAGATTATATTATGAATATCATTCACACTTTACTGACAAACAATGTTCCTATAGAACTGTATCATGTAAAGGGACATGTGAATGTAAACAGTAACAACAGTTTAATCAATGCAATCAATGTATTTAGAGCATCAAACAGAATCTCTATGAACGTTGATTATGATTTGATAAGACAGATTTCTGAATGTAATGATCAAGTAGACAGATTCACAAAGTTTATGTTAAATTATGAAGTAAACCCAAAAGAGTATACTGAAGCCATTGCATTTAGTTATGGCGGAATAGATACAAACAGATATAGAGGTTTACTAAATGGAAAGGTGGGATAATGGGTTTCAATATGTGGACACAATCATATTCCATAGAAGCAACTAAACATTTGAACTTCACCTGTATAGATGCTTATAAAGGAAATATGAAAGAATCTATAGATTTGAAAATAGACTTCTATGATAGAATTACAAATGCTAATCTTGGAGCTATAATAATCCAAGAAGATGATATCACTACTATTGTAGATATATTAGATACATTATTACAGAACTATTATGAAGAAGAGTATTTTATTCACACTTCCGGATCGATGAAAGTTGTATTCAGTGATGAATATAACAATATCTATCCTTCTGATATGGATATACTTCCTGTAGGATTAGACAATCAGAAGTATATCACATTACAAATCAATAG